GTCGCGTCGACTTCGGGAATCCCTGTCTCGTAACCGTTCCGTCCGGCCGTGGCCAGAGTGAAGTTCCCGCCCTCGGCAGCAACGAAGGCCGTAGCGCGGTCCGGGATGCCGGACCGTTCCGCAGTAAGCAGGGAGCGAAGCCGCAGCAAGCCCGCGCGCTTCACGTCCTCGGGCACCTGGCCGAAGCCGTACGTGAAGGTGACCGTGTATCGGTCGCCGTCCACCAGGACGTAGGGAGCCCGCAGGAAGCCCGAGGGGTCCACGGTCCACCCGGCCAGGTCGACAGCCCCAGAGGGGCCTTCAACGGCCTTCAGGGCGGACACATCGAAGTACCCCAGGAACAGAGTCGAGCTGTCGTCCGCCTCGACCTCGACGCGTGCCGTACGCGGCACGAACGAGCGGGCCGTGATCGTCTCGAACTCGTCTTCAACTACCTCGCGGTAGTGCTTCAGTTCGGCCGTAGGGAACCGCGTAGCGTCCGCTAGATCCATGTCGGAACCGCGCGCTTCAGGCAGGGTGAACAGGAAGCCCCCGACTACCTCGAAGGTCTCGCGGTCCGTGGCCGAAGTGCCGGCCACCCAAGAGGCCGTGTAAACGCCCTCGGGTACGGCGGGGAAGGTGGCCGACCACTCGTCACCCGAGCTGGTCGCGTCGCCCGTGTAAACGGTCGCGCCGGATGCGTCCCGTACGGTCACGGTCACGGCAGGGACGACCATAGGCGTCTCGTCGTCTAGGAAGGTGTGCCGCAGAGTCACGGCCCTACCGCTCAGAAACCGCACAACGCCCCCTTACGCGGACTTCCGCGGCCTACCGGGGCCGCGCTTCTCAGGGGCCGCAGAAACGGCCGTCTCGCGCGATTCAGCGGCTTTGCCGGCCACGATCTCAGCGCGCTTGTCGTTCAGAAGCGACACGGCCAGTCCCGAAGGAAGCTCGACCACATCGCCAACACTCGGGAACGGCACTCCATCGAGAAGACCGGTCCCACTCTCAAGAATTCGAACCTTCATGAATGCCCCTTCAAGACAGGACCGGCCCGGCCCCCGAAGGGGCCGAGCCGATAGACCATTACGCGGTAACGGTCAGAGCCTTGACGGAAGCCAGGTCGAACAGGTCGCCCGAACCGCGCCACGTCACCTTGAAGGCGACCACGTCACGGTCATAGCCGTACTCGTCAGAGCGAACAACCCGAAGGTTCTTCACCTGTCGAATCAGGTACTTACTCGGGTCGCCGTAGACGAGAACCTTCGCACCGGCACCGGAAGTGACAATGTTCGGGTCCGTCAGAATCGGCGTGCCGAGAATGGTGTCCGGGGCCCCGGCCTGAAGCGAAGGCTGCCAGATGTAGTTACCCGTCGAGTCCTTCAGCTTGCGCAGGTTCTGAACCGCAGAGTCCGAGGTCATGAAGACCGCGTTCTTTCGGTACGGCCGAAGAATCGAGTGCTGAAGGTCGATCAGGTTGTCAGTGCTGACACCGGCCAGGTTCGCGGCGTTAACCGCACCCGTAGACCGAGTGATCCAGCCCCACGGCTTACCGGTGCCGTTACCGACCAGAAGATCGGCCATTACCTTATCGGCGACAGCCTCGCCCGCGTCCTGAGCGAGAATCCCGAGAATGTCGAGCTGAGAGTCATCAATGATCTCGTTAGTAGCCTCGACAATCACGCCGTACTTATAAGCGCCAACGCTGGTCTTCGACCAGCTCTCGTCACTCTTGCCATACGCCGTGTTCTCGGAAACCTGCGCAGCGGTCGGGCGGCCGTTCTTGACGGGCCACTCCATCGTTTCGCCGGAACCCGTAGTAAGAACTCGGGCCTTCGAGAAGAAGTCAGACCGGACGCGCATAGCCTCGATGACCTGAGCCACAAAGGTGTTCGCGTAGGTGTTACCCGCATTCGCGGCCGTGCCCGAAGTCGCGGTTCGAAGGTCGAAGTCGACACCCGCAACCTCACCGCGCGCCAGGGCGCGAAGCTCGGAAGCCTCGTCACGCTCACCGCCGCGAGCCTCCGGGGTGCCAGGCACGACCAGGCCACCAGCACGCGCGGCCAGGGTGCGAACCTCGGCCTCACGCTCGCCACGCTCGATAGCGTCGCGCGCCTCGGCCTCAAGCCGGATCAGGTCGGCGTCGATTCGCTCGACCCGCTCACGCTTCTCAGCGTCGGACAGGTTCGAGTCACCCTCGACAGAACGAAGCTCGGTAACCAGCTTCATGCGCTCTTCGAGCGCAGCATTCGCCATCGCAGCGAAATCCATAGTCATTCCCAATACTAGTTTCGGGGCCAAAAAAAGGCGACCTAGAGCCGCTTCGCGCGAAGAGACAGAGTCACGAATTCGTGATCTCTCACGCGCAGATCGAGAGAATGAGTCCGCGCTTCATCTAGCGCCGGAGCGTCTTCCCCTCGGATAGCGGCCCGGATCGCCTCGGGCGAATCCAGCCGCGCTACCGAAATACCGCGCTGTTCGGCCAGAGAAGCCAGAGCGCGAGAACCAACACCAGAAGTGGAGTCGGCATAAGCCGGGTAGGTAACCGGCGAAACATCAAAGAGGCTGATCCGGGTCAGAGTCCGAAGCGGAAAACCGTCGTCGTCCTCGGCCCACGTATCGCCATCGGACCGCACCTTGAAGCCGAAGCTCGACTGAGTCACGTCCCCACGTTCCATGGACACGGCCAGGTCTCGCGCGTAAGTGGTGTCAGGCATGTCGACTTCGTAATGAAGACCGGTCGAATCCTCGGCAAGCCGAAGCGTGTTGCTTCGGTTCCGGCCGAGAACCATATTCGGGTCATGGTTGTAAAGAGCCCGAATGTCGTCTAGCTCGATAGCCTCCGAGGTCGCACCCTGTGCGACACGTTCCCGGAAACCGCCGAGGTTCTGAGAGCGCGCGTCCCACTTCAGCGCGTAGCCGTAGAAGTTGAACTTCCCGCCCTCGGAACGAACCTCGAACTCAGTAGGGACCGCCCTACGCTCCATTTGCATTGCCGTTGTCCTTCTGATCCGTAACGTTCGGGTCCTGCTGTGCATTCGGGTCCGCATTCGGATCAGCGGGGGGCACGGGAGGCGTCGGGGGAGCTGTGCCGGCCGAAGGCTTCTCTTCCTTCGCGGCCTTATCCTCTTCGCCGACTACACCCAGGTTCAGCGGCCTGTAATACCGCTGTCCGAGCTTCTTCGGGAGCGGGCCGAGGTCTTCCATAGCCCGAATCTCGTCAGCGTTCAGGAAGCCGTTAGAGAGCGCCGTCTGATACGACTCGTAACGGTCCTTCGTCTTAGCTCGAAGTCGAGCATCGACGTTAAACCTGATGTACTGCTGACCGGGAAGAAGGAAGGTCGACACGGCCTGTTCGATACGAACAATCCACGGCATTAGCGTTTGGTCTACGAAGAACTTGTTCTGTTCCTCGATACCGGTTCCCCAGGTAGAAGAAACCGAGGAGTCGACCAGATACGCGGGCACGCGGTAGAGAAGCGCAATCTCGGCCTTCTGGAAGCGCCGAGTCTCCAAGAACTGAGCCTGTTCCGGGGAAAGCGTGATCGGCTTGAATTGAGCCCCACCGGTCAGCACACCGACCGAATGGGAATTCTTGACACCCGCGTGAGTCTTCCGGAACATGTCGCGAAGTAGCTTCGCCTCATCCGGTCGGGGTGCCCCCGGATGCTCGATGACACCCGCCATCGTGGTTCCCTGCTCAAAGAACCGTGACCCGAATTCCTCGGCCGTGAGACCGAGACCGATAGCTTCTCGGGCCATGTCCAGAGGGGAAAGGCCACGGCTGTTACCGGGGACCGTGAAGGCCGCAATGTGCAGAATCTCAGAGCGGTTGTACTGCCCCTGAATGTTGCCCTGGTCGTCGGTAACCTCGTACCGGTTTTCCCCTAGGGGGCCGTCGAGAATCGAGACGTAAGAGGGGTGCAGGCAGTAAAGGGCCTGAACCTCGCCCCGGTCATTCCGCATGGTGTAGATGAACGCGTTACCGTCAGACAGAAGGCTGATGACAACCCGAAACCAGAAGTCGTAAGAGGTCTGATACGGGTTCGGCTGAGTCACCCAACGAGGTGACCGAGCAATGGCTTCCTTCCGCCCGGTAATCGTCGTGTAGTGGTCCACCGGAAGCGATGCGACAGCATCGCCAATGAGGGACTGACAGGCGTATACCGCGACCATCTGAAGACTGTTCCGGCGATTCACCTTGCGGCCTGAAGCCGTGCGAATGCCGAGCGTTTCAACGTCCCGTTCCCAATCGGAAGCGAGACCGCCGAGGGATGCGCGTATCTCTCCGATGCGTGTAAACAGGCTCACCGCTTACCCCCGTCCGTGGCGTACCCGATAAGCCCGAGGCACACGGCCACCGCGAAGTGCCCAAGAGGGCGCGCAACGTCATAGGCGGCCATCGCACCAAAGGTGAGAGAGCCGACCTGAAAGACGTTCGGGACAAAGGAAGACGCGACGGAACGGAGGGAGCGGCCCAGGTTGGGCCGGTCCATGAATCTCCTAATCGTCGTCGGGGAAGAAGTACGCTTCCCGTTCCTCCTGCCTGGTGGCAGGAGTAAGAAGAGCCTCTAGTTCGGCGTCCGAATACTCTTCGTTGAAGTTGAAGAAGGTCACATGCGCTTCTTCATCCGAGGGAAGAGCCGTGAGGAAGAAGGCGTTAGCGAGAGCGGCTATGCCGTCGATCTTCTCGCCAGACTTCGCCTTACTCGGCTTCACCAAACCGTCTCCGGTCACGTCTAGCTCGACATTGTCAGCCATCCAACGAAGCACCGGGTGCCCCCCGTGGTGCAGTCCACGGGCCGCTAGCGCGCTCTCAATGGCCTTACAGGGGTCATTGAGTCGAGCGGCACTCTGCGGCACCTTCACGGCCGTAAGGCCGTGTTCCTCAAGCTCGTTCACAAGCTGAGTCGCGTTCCACGGGTCGTATCCGAAGAAGCGGATACGGAAGTCTTCGGCGTCCTTCGCGATGTGTCGGAAGATTGCCTTGAAGTCGGTCGTAGGCCCCTCGGTCACGGTAAGGAAGCCTTCACGCTCCCATACCTCGAAGTGGCTCTTCATGTTCGACCGCTTCTCAATTGCCGGCCGTGGCACCCAGAAATGGGGAAGCACGGTCCAGCCTTCGGCGTCCGGGTCGGTAGGCGTACCGGGGAACAGGAGAAGCCACGCGTTGAAGTCGCCCGTAGCGGCCAGGTCGATACCGGCAAAGCACGGACGGCCCTTCAGCCGGTCGCGGTCGACCTTCGGCGTACCGTTCTCGTCCCATAGGTGCATGTCGAGCCACCGGTTCGCCTGAGACACCCACTGATTCAGCCGGAACACTCGGAAGCTGTTCTGAGCCGTAGGCTTCTCGGCCGCTTCCATCGCTTCGGCCCGAAGGTTGTTGATGTTCAGGAAGGAACCGAGGGCGGGATTCGCGAGATACCAGCCCGTTCCCTTCGGATGCTCGACCGAGGGCGGTTTGCCTTCGTCTTTCCAGTCCCAGTCATCGGGCACGTTACGCGCGAACACGAATCGCGCGGGATCTAGGTTCTGATCCTCGCGAACACGAAGCGAGTGTTCGTGCTCTTCGAGAGCGAAGGCCGCGGTTCGATATGCGGCTGTCGTGGCCGCAATCATGATTGGCTGTCGACGGGTACCGAAGCCCTGTCGCATGGAATCCCAGAGATGCCGGTCCTTCTGTGTCAGGACCTCATCGAAGAGAACCATTGACGGGTTAGTGCCGAGGGCACCCGCAGCGTCACCGGGCAAGACCTGATAGAAGCTGTTCGTCTTCCGGTCAATGATCCGCTTCTTAGAGTCGATGATCTCTAGGCGGTTGTTCAGGATCGGGTTTAGCTCGACCATCCGCTTAGCGGTGTTGTAGACCAAACCGGCCTGGTCGCGGTCGACGGCCACCGAATAGACTTCGGCGGATTCCTCGAAGTCGCCCACCAGGCCCAGAAGCGCGAACGCTGACAGAAGCTCACTCTTCCCGTTCTTGCGCGCCATCTCAAGCCACGCAATACGGTACTGACGAACGTACTCTTCGTACTGGTCGTCAAACATCATCGTTCCGAAGAGTGGCCGAACGATCTCGTTCTTCTGCCACTCGTCAAGGATGAATGGAGCGCCAGCGTGGCGGCCCTTAGTGTGGACGACCAGCTTTTCTATGAAGTTGATTGCGTGAGTGGCCTTCTTCTCGTCGTAGTAGAAGAAGGCTTCTCGCGGGTCAATCGGACCGAAGGGGGAGCGGACTATTTCGCTCACGCTCGCCCCCTCGTTTCCCGGTTCTTACATCGCAGATAGACCGGTTACCGATTGGGATCACTCACACGCGATTACCCT